CAAATTTCCTCGCGTGATAACAATATATAGCACAGCAATCCTGAAAGTGAAATTATTTTTTTGTATTTTTAATATGCAAATACTAGAAACAAAAAGAAACCAAGAGGTGAGAAACATAGAGATTATAAAATTAAATATTCAAGATATAAAGAGAGATAGTACGAATCCCAGAATCGTAACAGAAGCACAAAAAGAATTTTAAAAAAGGAGATAGCCATGAAAGAGAACTTTACGGAAGCTCAAGCAAAAGTCCTAGAGCTATATATAAAGCTTGAAGTGGCTAAGTTTGGGAATACAAAGAAAGAAAAATATGAAGAAATTCAGAGAAGAACGAAACAATCCATAAATACAATCACTTCTTGGATTTATCGTTATTTAGAAGATTTTAAAAAATATATTCAAGAAATTGAAAAAAAAGAAAAAAATGCAATAATATCCAATTTTAAAGGCTTGACAGAAAAACAAACAAAATATGTGTTGGCAAGAATGAACGGAATTGGGAAAAAAGAAGCTGCTATCTTGGCTGGGTATAGTCCAAAAACTAAGCCAGCTAACATTGAAAAAGCTCCTATGGTAGCAAATACAATGGAAAAGATAAGACAGAAATATTTTAATGATGAATGCTTTGGTGCGGAGGCACAGCTGAATCATCTTAAGTTTGTGATTGATATGGGAAAGGCTGGAGTGAAGACGATTGAATACATTGATGAAAAAGGACCAGAAGGAACATTGCATCGAAAGACAATCAAACATGAATATCCATTGCAAGCTATCAATGCAGCAGTAAGAGAAACGAATGCGATGCTTGGTTACAACTATATGGATGAGATGAGAGCAGAACAACTGAAGAAGAAGAAACAGGAGCAATTGGTATTGATTGAGTGACAAAAGAATTTAAGGTACTGTCGGAAGATTTCACAGGTAGAGGGTCAAGGAGGCTCGGAAAAAATCAAATTGCTGGGAAATTTTAAGCTTGCCAAAATTTTTTCAAGGAGAATCTGGAGGGAAAAAATGCAACAAATACTTGCTACAGAAAGCAGATTAGCAAAATTATTTCATTTTTCAGAAAGGAAAGTTCGAGATTACTTTAAAGCTGCTAGAGTTTCTCCTGGGAAATATGATTTGCTTCAGTCTATTGAAATTTTTGTGGAAAACAATTCAGGCAAAGATGAAGCTACCGAATTAAAAAGGGCAGAAAAAGAATTGAAGGAATATAAGTTGAAAATTTTGAAAAAAGAATATCATGCAGAAGCTGATGTGGTAAGAATTGTCGCAGATATGAACTATAATTTCAAAGCAAAACTTATGGCAATTCCTGGGAAATTAAGTGTTGTACTGACAGGGCAAACGAATCAATTGGAGATAGAAAATATTTTAAAAAAAGAAATTACAGAAGTATTAGAAGAACTAAAAGATTATGAATATCAAGGAGAAATGGTAGATGAATGTGAGTAAGCATACTGCAGAACTAATAGCAAAGATTGTTCAAGAAAGTCTATCACCACCGGAAAATTTAACCGTTGCAGAATGGGCAGATAAATATAGAGTGCTATCTCGTGAAAGTTCAGCAGAGGCAGGGAAGTGGGATACCAACAGAACTCCATATATGCACACAATTCTTGAATGTATCACAGATATTGAAACTAAGAAAATTACTATGATGTGTTCTGCACAGATTGGGAAAACAGAGATGTTATTGAATGTGCTTGGTCGATATATGCACTTGGATCCATGTCCAATTCTTTTTGTACAACCTACTGTTGATGATGCCAAATCTTTTTCCAAAGAAAGAGTTGCCCCTATGATTCGAGATACCAAGATACTAAGAGAATTGGTAAAAAAAACAAATCGCTTTGAAGAAGGAACTGTTCAGGAAAAAAGTTATCCGGGAGGATATGTGAGATTTGTAGGAGCCAATTCCGCATCGGGATTAGCCAGTAGACCGATAAGAATTACATTACTAGATGAGGTTGACCGATTTCCACTATCAGCAGGAAAAGAAGGAGATCCTGTCAAACTTGCAGAGCGAAGAACCAATAATTATTTTAACAGTAAAAATTTGAGAGTGTCTACTCCTACGGATGATGCCACTTCAAAAATTCAACTTCTTTATTTGGCAAGCTCACAAGAAGAATGGAGTTTACCTTGCCCATACTGTGGAGAGTATCAGGCATTGGACTTTGAGCAAATGAAATATAAAGATTTAGACGAGCCTGAACTGGAATGTAAATTTTGCCATAATTCTGCACAAGAAAAAGAATGGAAAAAAGAAAGACAACTCAATGGAAAATGGATTGCAAAATTTCCAACAGAAAAGGAAAATAGAGGATTTCATCTCAACGCATTAGCTTCTCCGTGGCTAACATGGAAGGAAATCGTAAAGGAATACTTGGAAGTAAAAGATGATGATTTTCAATATAGAACCTTTATGAATACCGTTCTTGGAAAAACATTTAGTGTAAATTTAGAAGCTGCTATGGACTACGAAGGCTTGTATGAGAGCAGAGAAGAGTATGGGGCTGAATTACATGATGATGTTGTTATTTTAACAGCTGGAGTCGATGTACAAGATAACAGATTAGAAATTGAAGTAGTTGGTTGGGGCTATGGATATGAAAGCTATGGAATTATGTACAGAGATTTTCCAGGAGATCCGGGGAAAGAAGATGTATGGTTACAGCTAGATGAATTTTTAAGAAAAAAATTCTTCTTCAAAAACAAGAAGTATTTAACGATTGCTGCTTGTTTAATTGACTCAGGAGGACATCATACAGGAAGTGTGTATAAGTATGTTTATAAAAAAGAAAAACGTGGAATTTATGCAATCAAAGGGCAAGGAAGTTGGGGAACGAATATGTTGAATGGCTTCCGTAAAACCACAAAGAAAGGAGTTCCTTCGATAAACCTACTAAGCCTTGGAGTAAATGCCTTAAAAGATTTGACATATTCACGATTATCTATTTTGCAAGGATCCGGGAAATGTCATTTTCCAAAATCATCGACACAAGGCTATGGATTGGATTACTTCAAGGGTTTGACAGCAGAAGTGAAAGTGAAGAAATCTACTCCAAAGGGAATGAAAATAGCATGGGAAATATTAGATGGTAGACGAAATGAACCGCTAGATTTAAGAAATTATGCAACTGCAGGCATTGAATTGATTCCCATTGACTTACATGACAAAAAATATAAGAGAAAAGGAGAAAAAGTATGATATTTACAGAGGAACAATGCAAAGAACATTTAAATGCTTGGTTAGCTGCCGATTTAGCTGTTTCAAAAGGGCAAAGTTATACGATTGGAAACAGAGTGTTAACAAGGGTAAATTCGAGTGAGATAAACAAAAACATAAAATTATGGGCAGATCGATTAGCACAGGTACAGAGAAAAAGTAGAGGACCAAGAACATATCAAATTATTCCGAGATAGGGGGAAGTTATGAATGTAATAGATTGGACAGTGGGATTTTTGAATCCAAAGGCTGGACTTGCAAGAATAAAGAATCGAAAGGCATACAATCTTGCAAAAATAGAGAATGGTTATTCTAACAAAGACGATCCTGTTTTACAAAATTGGTTGGTTTCTTCGGAGGGACCGGACACAGATATTTTGATTGGTTTAGATGATTTAAGAGCGAAATCAAGAAATTTGTATATGAATAATGACCTAGCAGGAGCAGCACTCAAAAAAATGAGAACAAAGACAGTTGGAAGCGGGTTATTACCAAAGCCGACTATAAATTACACATACTTGGGAATTGATAGAGAGGAAGCAAAGAAATTAGAAAGAATTATAAAAAATAAATTCAATGCTTGGGCTCTATCTACAAATTCAGATGCAGCGAGAATGTTTACTTTTTATGAGCTACAGTCGTTATTACAGCTAAGTTGGGTCATGAATGGAGATGCCTTTGCAATCCCTTTGAGAAAAAATAGAAAAGGAATAAATATTGAATTATGTATTCAGTTACTGGAAGCAGACCGTGTTATCAATCCACCGGGGGCAAATAACTACACAAAATCGGGGATTGAGTTTGACGAACATGGGGAATTAAAGAAATATTATATAGCCTCGAGTCATCCGGGAGATAACTTCAACTATGAAGTGAAAGGCTATCCCGCATTTAACAGTTTAGGGAGAAAGAATATTTTACACATCTTTGAGCCGGAACGAATCGGACAAAGAAGAGGAGTTCCTATTTTAGCTCCAATCATTTTCTCTTTAAAACAATTAGGAAGGTATAAGAGTTCAGAACTTACGGCGGCAGTTATCAATGCAATGATTGGGCTGATAGTAGAGAGTGAAGATGCCGAACAGGAAGGATTTGCAGGTGGATTCGGAGTTCAAATAGAGGATGAAAATACTGCAGAAAGTAAGCAAGAACAACCTAAAATCCAACTGGACCATGGAACTTTAGTAGTGGGAAAACCGGGAGAAAAGATTAAGGAGTTTTCTACTTCAAGACCGAATAAAAACTTTAAAGAGTTTGTGGAAGCAATCTATGAGGAAATTGGAGCAAATTTGGAGATTAGTAAAGAAGTTTTGATGTCAAGTTTTAAAAATTCCTATAGTGCTGCAAAAGCATCTTTGGAAGAAGCACATCAAAGATTTCAAGTTTCTAGGAAGATTTTAGAAAGGACTTTTTGTCAGCCAGTTTATGAAGAATTTATTTTGGAACTGATAAAAAATGGAGATATTGATTGTCCAAGATTTTTTGAAGATGAATCTATTCGTTATGCCTTTACTCGTTGTATTTGGGTTGGAGCTGGAAAATCATCTTTGGATCCACTCAAAGATGCAAATGCAAATATGAAGGAATTGCAAAATTTCACAACAAGCCGAAGTATCATAGCTGCTACAAGTGGATATGATTATGAGGAAATCTTTAGAGAGAGAGCGGAAGAAGAAAAAGAATTGGCTATTCTTGAAAAAGATTTAATCAAGATTCGTAAGGGGGTGAAAGAGAATGGCGAAAAATAAAAAATTCTTTGAAATTAACAATTTAACGGAAGGTGTTGCAGAGATTCGGATTTACGGAACCATTACCAAATGGGCATGGGAAGAAGTTGGAGAAGTAAGCTCACATAGTTTTGCAAAAGAGTTAAAAAACTTGAAAAATATTTCAAAAATCAACTTGAGAGTAAACTCCGGTGGTGGAGATGTATTTGAAGCAAATGCTATTTTCAATTTACTGAAAAGCTATGCAAAAGAAAACAATGTAGAAATCATTGGATATATAGATGGATTAGCTGCAAGTGCAGCAAGCTTCTTAGTTTTATGTGCTCACAAAGTTATCATGGGGGTTGGATGTTTATTTATGATTCACAATCCTTGGACATATACGAAAGGAAATGTAAAAGAATTGGGACAAACAATAGATTTTTTAAATAAAATCAAGGAATCCATTTTAGACATCTATGAAACGAAAACAAAGCTCACAAGACAAGAAATTTCACAGAAAATGGATGAAGAAAAATGGTTCTCTGCAAGTGAAGCATTAGAGAGTGGATTTGTAGATGAAATGAGTGAAATGGAAGACGTGGAAAATAATATTTTGAATGCTGCAGGAGAGAATTTTGTACAAAATTTCATCAATTCCGAAATTTTAAAGAATAAAGTAGAAGAAATAAAAAATAAAATAAAGTTAGAAAACAATCAAGGAGGAAAAGAAATGCCAAAAAATTTACAAGAATTATTAGCACAATGCCCAGACTTAATGAATGAATATAAAGCACAAGTGGTTGATGAAATCGCAAATCAAGAGAAAGAAAAGGTAGAGGCAGCAATTAAAGAGGAAAGAAATAGAATTAAGGCTCTAGAGAATATTCCTGTATTGAATGACAAGCAGAAAGAAATTATTACGAAAGCAAAATATGAGGAAGCGAGAGATCCAAAAGACATTATGGCAGAATTCTATATGTCAAATGCAAATAAGGCTGCAGCAGAAATTCAAACAGCAACAGCGGAAGCCAATGAGGCAGGATTGAATACCATTACACCTTCTGTAACAAATGAAGTAGAAGAAGGGGTTGTTGACCAATTATGTGCAGCAGCAAAAAATATTTTTGATGGAGAAAAATAAAAAGGAGATGAAAACAGATGGCAAAGAGTAATAGATTTGAGCAACAAGCGGATGTGAGAGTGTTTCAAGGAAGTTTCCCTGTGGAAACTCTGAATATGACATTAAAAACACAAGTCGAAGCAGGAGATGTGGTTGCACTTGATACAAGTGGAAATCTTGGGAAATATGATGGAGCAACTTATACAGATGTCTATGGAGTTTCTTATGAAACGATTGAGGCACCGGGAGAAGCAGTTATCATTTTAACCGGTGGATTGGTAAAAGGATTTTTAAAATTTGGTTCAAATGAGAAAAAATTAGTGGTTGCATTAAGAAAAGTTGGAATTTTTGTAAAATAAGGAGGATTAAAAATGCCGGGATTTTATACACCAAAAACAATCAGAAAAGTAAGACAAAATTTAGATAATAAAAGAGATTTTTTAACGGAGTTATTTTTTTCAAAGTCAAATACAGTTACGACAGAAGATGTCATTTTGGAATATACGAAAGCAGGAGAAGCAGTAGCACCATTTTTGACACCATTGGAAGCAGGAAGACCTGTTTATAACAAGTCTAAAAAATCAAATATCATTAAAGCTCCATCCATTGGACCTGAATATACTTTAACACCAAAAGATGCATTCGATAGAGCTCCGGGACAATCTGATGATGATTACAATCCTGTCAAGCGAATTGGAGAACGAATGGCAGAAATTCTGTTAGATCAAGAAAATTATATCAAAAATAGAATTGAATTGATGGTTTCACAATTCTTAACCACAGGAGTTGTAAAATCAGAAGATGGAAAAGTAGGATATGAGGTAGATTATGAGTTAGGAAATAAATCAACATTAGATTCTTCGCATAAATGGACAGCATCAGGAATTGAGCCATTGGAAAGTTTGGATGAAATGATTTCTTCTGCAGAAGTGAATGGGTTGAAAACAGAAAATGTGGTATTAGGTTCCAAGGCAGCGAATTTATTAACAAAATCAAAAGGATATAAAGATGCAATTTCAAGAGACTTGCAAAGTGAATTCGTGAAAAAAGCGGTGCGGTTATATCCGGGAATTGTTTGGTTAGGAACCTATATGAAATTTGGAGTAGAGCTATTCTCATATAATCGAAAAGTAATTGGAGAAGATGGAAAGCCAATCCAATTGTTACCAGCTAACATAGTAATTGGTGGACCATCTCAAGGAGAAATTTTATATGCTCCAATTATATATATGGCTGATGGAATGGTTCATGTGAAGAAAAGATACTCTAATGTGGATACCACCAATCCAAAGATTGCAAAAATTACGACAGAGTCAAGACCGGTATTACAGCCATGTGATGTTGACACATATTTTTCAGTAACAGTTTGTGAAGCTTAATCAAAGAGGGGAACTTTCCCCTCTTCATGGAAAGGAGAGCTATGAAAATAAAATTTTTAAGAAATTATGGAGAATATAAAATCGGGGATATTGCTGAGTTTGATGGAGAGGAACTGGAATATATTGTAAATACATTAACAGCAGTTTCTGTAGAAGATGGTTTCGAGAGTGACGAAATTGAGGAAGAGCAAGGAACAATGGAAGAAGATCCTGAATTGAAAAAAGAAACGAGTAAACGAGCGAAAAAAGGAGAAAAATGAATTTCAAAGAACAGATTCGACAAGAATTAGAAATATTTTTAAATCTAGAAGAGTTTGGAGAAATATTCACTTTGGATTCTGTTGAATACGTTGGAGTCATTGAACAGCCAAATTCAGAAGTTCCAAAGGAAGAATATGAAGGTGTGATTCGTGAAGTTGATTTTATTGTATATACAAAATATCAAGAGCCTTTGGAAAAATACACCTCAGGAAAGCAAGTATGGTTGAATAAAAGACTGTTAGTTGTACATCGTGCTTATGAAGAAGAAGGACTGTTTGTGATGGAACTCGCAGAAAGGAATAGATTCTAATGGAACATTTTTTAGAAGTGAAAAACTTAGAAGTGGCAGAAGCTATGCTGAGAGGCATTCCAAATGGAATAGAAAGAGCTGTAGCTGGTACAGTGAATAAGGCTTTAGGGAAAGTAAAAACAGAAATGAAAGCAAAAGTAACTTCAGAATATAATATTAAAAAAATGGAAGTAGAAAAATTACTGGTTTTGCAAAAAGCGAATTTCTCTACGTTAAGAGGAACTATTTCTGCAAGATCATATAGAACTCCTTTGTCGAAATTTATAGGAACACATAGTAGAAAAAATGGGATAAAAGTAAGAGTAAAGAAAACCGAAGGCTTTAAAAATTTGCAAGGAAAGGAAAGACTATTCGGGAAGCCTTTTATTGCAAATGTAGAAACAGGGCATGAAGGAACTCAACATATGGGGATTTTTCAAAGGAAAACACAAAAAGGTCGATACCCTATTGAACAGCTTTATACCGTCAGCATCTCTGAAATGTTGGGTTCAAAAACAGTGTCAGAATATGCAGTAGAAAAAGGACAGGACTATTTAGAGCAGATTATGGCAAAAGAGGTAGATAGAATACTGAAAGGATATGTGAAATGATAGATGTAAGAATACTGGAATTAAGCATAAAAGCTCTCATAGAACCTTTGATTGAAGGACAGTTATATGATGTCTATCAAGGAGAAAAAAGAGAGATACAAATTCATACAGGAATGTTACCTCCAGATCCGGAAGAAACTATAATTCCAGCAATAACAATTAGAACAATTAAAGGTAAAAATTCACTAATGGATAAAATTTTGACAGTGATTGTTTCTATTGGAATTTTTGATAAAAGTGCTGAAAATGGATATATAAAAATTTCAGAGTTGACACAGAAAATATTTGATACTTTATTGAAAGTTGGAATATTAGAAAATAGATTTGAAATATTGCCTGAAGCTGAGTGGAGTCATCCGGAAACACAGCCATATCCTTATTACTTAGGGTTCATTAAGTTAAATGTAGTGTATGAAAAAGATTATCGAGAAGATGACAAAGATTGGCTAGATGGAGGTGAGTAAACTGGCAAAAATAAAAAAAGAAGAGATAGTGAAGGAACAAATGTCAAAAATATACATAGGTCCCACGATTTCAAAATATCATTTGTTGGAGAATAGTGTCTATTTGAATATTTATCCAAACAATGTACAAGAAGCTATACAAGAGTATCCAATTGCAGCTAAGTTATTTATAGAGATAGAAAAAATTCATGAGAGAAACAGTGAACAAAACAAGATATATTATGATTTATTAAAAGAAAAATTAGGAGGGAAATAGATGGCATTTAGACATGGAGTAACAGGAAATGAAAGTCCTACGAGATTGATTGCAGCTGTCAGTGATGGGATAACACCGGTGTATGTTGGCACAGCTCCTATCAATCTTTGTGAAAAACAATATATAAATGAACCTATGTTGTGTAGCTCATATGCAGAAGCAGTAGAATATTTTGGATATTCAGATGATTTTAAAAATTATACCCTATGTGAAGCAATTGACACTCATTTTTCAAAGTTTAATATAGGACCTATTGTTTTAATCAATGTGTTGGATCCAAGTAAACATAGAAAAGAAGTTTCTAATAAAAGTATTTCTCAAATAAATGGAATGTATTTATTAGAAGATACGGGTATTATTGCAGATACTGTGGTTATTACAAGTTCCTTTGAACATACTAAAAAATTTAATGAAAAAGGGCAATTATTACTGATTCCTAAAGAAGAAAAATCAGGAGCAATTCAAGTAAGTTATAGTACATTGGATCCATCAGCTATTAAAGCAAAAGAAATTATAGGTGGAATTGATGGAGAAACAGGAAAGAAAACAGGGTTGGAAGCAGTAGCTGATGTATTTCCAAAATATAGAAAAGTTCCAAGCTTATTATTAGCACCAAAATGGTCAACAGATTCCACAGTTGCTGCTGTTATTGAAGCAAAAGCAAGAAAAATCAATGGACATTTTCAAGCTATGGGATTGGTGGATTTAGATACTACAAAAGTAAAAAAATATGGAGATGCAACAAAAGCAAAAAATGATAATAATATTTCTTCTACTTTTTTGGATGTATCATTTCCAAAGATTGCATTGGGGAACCAACAATATCATATCTCAACACAGAAAGCAGCATTACTTCAACTGTTAGCATTTAATTCAGAAGATGTGCCATTCAAATCTCCATCGAATCAGAATATGAAAGGAGATTCGTCAGTATTAGCAGACGGAACGGCAATACGGCTAGGGTTGGATGAAGCGAATTATTTAAATAGTCAAGGGATTTCTACAGTCATTAACTGGATTGGTGGATGGAGATTTTGGGGAAATAGAACATCTTGTTATCCTGCAGTATCAGATCCAAAAGATGTATTTATTGTAAGTAGAATGATGTTTAACTGGTTAATCAACTCATTAGTCTTAACCTATTGGCAAAAAGTAGACAGTCCAACAAACAAAGTTCTAATTGAGACAATCACAGACAGTATCAATATTTGGTTGAATGGACTGGTAGCAGCAGGAAAAATAATAGGAGCAAGAGTAGAGTTTAGAAGAGCAGATAATCCGACCACAAGTCTACTCGATGGAAAAATTAAGTTCAAGCTATATTTTACTCCGGCATTGCCTGCAGAAGAAATTATATTTGACTTAGAGATTGATACCAAATACTATGAAAACTTGTTTTAGGAGGTAAAAATGGCAAAAACAATTGGGATTATTCCAGAAAAAATAATTAACTATAGATGTTTTGCTGATGGGGAAATGTCTCCTTCAGCATTGGTTGATGTAGACCTTCCTGACATTCAGTATATGTCAGAAACAATTAGTGGAGCAGGTATTGCAGGAGAAATTGATTCCCCTACTTTAGGACATTTTTCAGCATTAGAAATAGGATTAAATCTTAGAACATTGATTAAAAAAGATTTTTCTCTTTTTTCACAAAAAGTATACGCATTAGAATTTAGAGCAGCTACACAATCAACCGACATGGTAAATGGAACGATTAACAAAGGAAGATTAAAGGTTTCAGCTAGAGTAGTTCCAAAAAGCATGGCACTCGGTAAATTGGAAGTAGGAAAGCCATCCGGATCGAATCAGAAGTTTGCATGTCACTATTTGAAAGTAGAAGTAGATGGAGAAACGGTGCTTGAAATCGATAAAATCAACATGATATTTAATGTAAACGGAACGGATTTACTGGCAGAAGTTCGAGATGCTATGGGAATGTAGGAGGAGTTTATGAAATTACAAAAAAAAATAAAATGTATAAAAAATGGAAAAGAGTTTGAAACAGATGAAATAGAAATTAAAAAAGAAGACTTTACTCCTAAGATCTTATTAGAAGCGGAAAGAGAATTTTTGATGACAGGGGGAGTCTTTCCTCAAGGGGATATAGAAAGTTCAAGAGCATTTCTAGCAATCATTGCCTCTAAAATGCTTGGGTGTTCTTATGACACTATGATAGAAGAAATGACAGGATTAGAATTTTTAGAGGTTACAAATGCAGTTAAGGGTTTGTACGATGGCTTGGGTTGGGGAGCAGCTTTACTAAAAGCATTAGAAAAGCAATCTTAATCTTAAGCAAGGAAACGAAAACAGGGATAGATTACTTTATGAATATCAATTTTCAAGAATTGATAGAATGGACAGAAGATTTAGTAGAAATTCTTGAAAAACAAGCAAAATAATAAATAAGTGGTTGCTTTTTAAGGGAATTTGAGATACAATTCTTTTAAGAGGTGATGGATAATGTATAAGATAAATCATATAGAAAATCATGATGTAAAAGAAACCTTAAAAAAATACTCTACTCCCCCAAAAGAAAATAAAAGTAAGTTAAAAAATGTTTTTATTATAATATGCTTTATAGCTATTATGCTGTTTGGCTGGGGATATATTGTAGATTTTATTGAAATAGCATGGTCTTACATCTCTATGGGATTTATTTTGATAGCTTTTCTCACATTATCTGCAGTGATTAGTATATTATCATTCATATTGAAATTATTTTAAATAGTAAGAATATTTCAAAAACCACTTATCTGAAATAAGATAGGTGGTTTTTTTATTTGGAGGTTCTATGAAAGAAATAGGAATTTCTTTTGGAATAGGAGCCGTTGTTGGAGGAGCATTCTCAAAATCATTTGGCATAGCAAGTAAAGGTGTTTCCGGCTTAAATAGAGAAATTATCAATTTACAACGTTCACAACAATTACTTGCTAAATATGACAAGGATAAGAAAGCTTTATTTGAAAAAGCAAGAACAATAAAACAAACAAAGGCAGCTATTCAAGAATTGAGAAAAAGCATGAAAGGAGAGCATGGACAGACAAAAGAGAATGCAAAAGCTCTCTCTAGTTTAGAAAAAAAATTACAAAATTTAAATAAGTCTTATTCTAAGGAGCTTACTGGAGTAAGGGAAACTGCCAAGCTTTTAAAATCGAAGAATATAGAAATAAAGAATACATCAGAATCATATAGAGTGTTAGAAAGACAAGTACAACAAGCTACAAAAGCCACAAATCGATATAATAAAGCAGCAAGTTTAGACAAATCTGCAGGAAAAATATCTAAAATAGGAGGAAAAGCGATTACAGCCGGAGTAGCTGGTTTAGGACTATTATACAAACCGATTCAACAAGCGATAAAAGCTGAAGGTGCATTTGCTGATGTCAAGAAACAGTTTGATTTTGATAATAAAGAGGAAGAAGATAAATTCAAAAAAGAATTGCATAAAATTATTACAGAGAAGAAAATTGCAATCAGCTTGGAGGAACTTTATGGAGCAGCAGCCTCGGCTGGACAATCCGGATTGGATAAAAAGGAGGCAATACAATATATTGAGTTAGCATCCAAGATTGGAATGGCATTTGATATGAATCGTGAAGAAGCAGCCAAGGCAATGTTTGAAATGAGAAATGCATTAAATTTACCTTATGATGGACTTGTTGAATTGACGGATAAAATGAACTATTTAGGTAATACTACGGGAGCAAGTGCAGCTAATATTACAGATTTTGTAAATAGAGTAGGTAATATTGGGAAAATGTCAGGTTTTTCTGCTGATAAAGTAGCTGCAATTGGGGCTAGTTTAATAGAGCAAGGTATGGATCCGGACGTAGCAGCTACAGGAGCTAAAAAAGTATTTAGTGCAATGACAAAGGGAAGTGCAGTTACAAAAAACCAAGCGAAAGTATATTCGGCTTTAGGCATCAATCCGGTACAACTTGCAAAATTGGCTCAGAATGATGCTGAAAAAGCTTTAGATACTCTATTTATGGCAATATCAAGAAAACCAAAGCATGAGCAAGGGGCAATCATGTTTCAGTTGTTTGGGGAAGAAGGAAAACGAGGAGCTGTAGCAATTGCAAGTAATCTTGAAAGAATTCACGAAAATCTATCAAAAATAAAAGGAACGGAATCTAAAGGAAGTGTGGATAGTGAGGCGGATATTAAGAGAGCCACGACAGAAAACCAAATAGAGATTTTGAAAGGAAAAGCAAGTATTGCTTTTAGTCAACTAGGAAACTTGCTGTTGCCGGAAGTCAATGAAATTCTCAATTCATTTTCTAACTTACTTTCTAAAATAACGGAATTTCAAGAATTGCATCCTGAGGGATTTAAGCAGTTTATGAAATGGATTGGATACGGTTCCATTGCAATGTTAGGTTTTGGAGCTGTATTAAAGCCAGTATCATGGGGAATAAAGACATATTCTAAATACATGGAAATCGCAGGGTTTATGACTGAGCATAAATTCGGAACTAAATTATTTTCTGTAGGGAAAAAGTTAATTACTGGAGTTGGTAAAGGTGTAAAAGCAATAAAGGGCTTTGGAGCTACTTTATTAGGAAATCCATTGACTTGGTATATTGCAGGAATACTAGCTATCGTTGCTGCAGGATATTTATTATACAAAAATTGGGATACAGTAAAACAAGGTGCGGTTGATTTAAAAAATAAAGTAGTAGAACTAGTGGATAAATATTGGTTTATGTTGGGACCATTGGGAGCGTTAGTAAAAGGTGGAATAGAAGTATATAGGAATTGGGACACGATAAAAGAAAAGGCTGGAGAACTAAAGGATAATATTGCTAATATGGTTACCAATATTATTTTGAAATGGGATTCGTTCAAAGCTTCTACACAAGAAATTTTAGGAGATGTATTTTCTTGGATTGAAGGAAAATGGAATTCCATTAAAAATACTGGGGCTGGTGTTTTAGAATTTTATCTTGGAATTTTTTCTAAATTACAAGAAAAGTTTGACTGGTTAGTGAATAAAGGAAAATCGTTACTAGGAATTGGAGAAGAACCTAAAAATTCACCTTCGGGGAGAGCTTTGCCAAAATTTGCTACAGGAGGAATCGTTTCTAGTCCAACTATAGCATGGGTTGGAGAAGGCGGGTATTCTGAATCTATTATCCCACATGATAGAAGCAATAGAAGCTTAAATCTATGGGAAAAAACAGGACAGATGATTGGAGCATATGATCGTAGTCAACAAAATTCTTTTCAACTTGTGTACTCTCCAACGATTCAAGCAAGAGATTTGCAAGGAGTACAACAGGAGCTTAAGAATTCAAAAGAAGAAGCTTTTCGTGAGTTCAAATCAATGATGAGAGAGTATGAAAGAGAACAAAGGAGAAGAGGATATGGAAGATAGTTGGAAATATTATTCGACACATGATGGAGATACTTGGGATTCAATAGCATATATTTTGCTAAATGATTCTAAAGCAATGGATTATCTTCAAAAATGGAATGAAGAATTTTCAGAATATTTTATATTTCCTGCAGGGATAACTTTAAGATATAAGAATTTAAAAATTATAGACATTGATGTTCCACCATGGAGGAGATAAAAATGTTTTTAGATATAGAGAAAAATATAAAAGTTGCAAGAAGAGCTTCTCTCATTGTTTTTTATGAGGGAAAAAATATATCATCAGAAATACACAATCAGTTGATTTCTTGTTCTCAAAATGATTCGATTAACGATTTGGATACTTTAGATTTAACTTTGGAAAACAGAGATGGAGTATGGTTATCTTCATGGATGCCTTCTAAAGGAGAAGAAATTAGAATTTTGTTACAATTGGAAAATTGGGGAGAAATAGAGAGAATTGTAGCACATGATATGGGAACATTTTTTATTGATACTGTGGATTTTAGTGGTCCTCCTGATGTTGTAAACATTAAAGCAATTTCCTATGATATAAATTCCGATATAGTTGACAAAAAAGAAAATCATGTATGGGAAAATGTTGATTTTAAGACAATTTTAAATGACATATCAAAGAAACGAAAAATAGAGAATATCTGTGATATTTCTTTTAATCGAAAATATTTGCGAATTGAGCAAAAGCTACAATCGGATTTTGATTTTTTAAAAAAATTATGTGAAGAAGCGGGATATAATTTTAAGTTATTTAATAAAAAGATAATTGTATTTGAAGAAGAGAAATATGAAAAAGCAGATATAAAAAAAGTTTTTACAAAAAATCAATTAGAAAGTTATCGTTTCTACACGGAAGATACAGATACTTATTCTAGCTGCACTATTCGGTACTATGACTATAAATTAAAAAAGAATGTTGAAAAAAAGTTTAGCATAAAAGATAGAAGCTCTTATAAAAAGAAAAATAAAAGAGATCTATTGATTAACGAAGATAAACATATCACTGGGAAAAATAGGGTTGAAAAAGATAAACAATTAAAAGAAATCGCAAAAAAGGCATTAAAAGGGAAGAATAAAAAAGAATGTAAAAGTACAATCACTTTTATGGGAGAGGAAAAGTTACTATCTCCCGGAGATACTATTTTTCTAAATGACTTTGGAAAATTTTCAGGAAAATATTTGATTGATGATATAAAAATCAATTTATTAGATTATAAAATGACAGCAGAAATGCATAAAATTATGCCAATGGAGGTGGAATGATGATTCGATATGGAAAAGTCAGTAGTGTATTTCCAGAAAGAGGAACTGTGAAAGTTGTTTTTGAAGACCTGGAAATTCCATCAGCTGAAATTCCAGTTTTAATGGGGAGAACAGAAAAAACTAAATATTATTCACTTCCAAAGATTGGAGAATCAGGGATTTGTATTTTCCCTGAAAATTCATTCTTCGGATTCTATTTGGGTGCAGGTTACGATAAAGCTACTCCTGTTCCTTCCGGAGCTGGAGAGGGGGTAGATGTAACTATTTATGCTGATGGAACAGTAATAAAATATGATGAAAATAAATCAGAATTGTATATAGATTGTAAGAAAACGATTAAGATTATAGCAACAGAAATGGAGATTTCTTCACAAAAAATAAAAATAGCTGGAGATGTTGACATAGATGGGACAGTCAATGTAACAAAAGATGTTGTTGCAAAAGGAGTGTCTCTTACTACTCATGTCCATTCAGGAATTAGCCCTGGAAATAGTAAAACAGGAGGTCCGGAATAATATGTTAATAGGAAGTTTAGGTAACTACATTTTTGTAGCAAGCTCTTTATATACAAAAACATTTCATTCTTTTTCAAAAGAAACCTCTGTTCGCTGGATTGAACATAAAATTATGCATGAAAAACCAAAATTACAATTTGATGGAGTTGAATTGAGTCAGATTAAATTTACTATTCATTTGAATAGATTTTTCAATGTTAATATTCAAGAAGAAAAAAAGATACTTGAGAAATATATGAAAGAAGGAAAGGTTTTGCGGTTAATTTTAGGAGGAAGAAAAATTGGTAATTATGTTATTACAAGAATATCAGAGGATCCAAAGGGATATAGTGCTTTTGGCAGTGTGACAAAAGTAGAATTAGGAGTTGAATTGAAGGAGTATAACTGATGGAAATTATGGTGAGTTCTTCAGAAATAAAAATATATAAATTTAATAGAACAATACAAGAAGAAATTGTTCAAAATATTGAAAATATAGTGACAAGAATAAGAGGAAATATTGTTTTAGCTAGGCAAAAAGGAATCGATATAAATCATGTGGATAGACCATTTGAATACATTAGAGCAGAAATTATTGCTGATTGTGTAGAAGAAATAGAAAGAGAAGAAAAAAGATTTCAAGTAGAAAGTGTTGAAGTTATAGGAGAACCAAGCCTTGCTAAGATAAAAATAAAAATCATCGGGGAGGTTGTGATATGAATGATTTCAATTTCATAGAGTTGGATACAAATGAAATAAAGCAACAAAGTAAAAAGGCGTATGAAGAAATTATGAAAGTAAAAATACAAGAAGGAGATCCGGCGGAAGACTTTATAGATTGGGTAGTATACATTCTATCAACCACGAAAAATTATGTTAATTTCGTAGGAAAAATGAATTTATTAAGATATTCATCAGGAAAATATTTAGATGCTCTTGGAGAATTGATGGATGTGGAAAGAATTCAGGAGCGAAGTTCTGAATGTCTAGTTGAATATACATTCTCAAAAATTTTTGATGAAGAAATAATAATTCCAAAAGGGCATAAAGTATCAAAAGGAAACTTATATTTCGAAAGTGTCGAACAGGTTCGATTGGAAATAGGAAGAAGAAAAGTTACAGGCAAAGTCAGATGCTTACTTTCAGGGATAATTGGAAATGAAGTTGAAATTGGAGAAATAAATACGATTATAGACGATATACCGTACTTACTATCTGTATCAAACATTACAAAAAGTACTGGTGGAGCAATTAGAGAAGGAGATAATTCTTATCGAACTAGGATTAGACTAAAGCCAAAGGCATTTTCCGTTGCAGGACCATATGGAGCATATCAATATCATACCATAACAGCTCACCAGGATATTATTGATACTCATATATATACTCCGCAAGATACTCCTGGAGTTGTAAAAGTACTTCCACTCTTATCATCAGGGAAAATACCTTCAAGTGAAGTATTAGAGATAGTTCGTGCAAAATTAGATGATGAAAGTATTCGCCCTTTGACAGATAAAGTAGAAGTAGAAGCACCTAAGCAGCACTCTTACGATATTTCAGGAAAATATTGGATAAAAAAAGGAGAAGATGTTCTTGTTATTAAAAATAAAATTGAAATAGCATTACAAGAATATATAGATTGGCAAAAAGCAAAACTTGGAAGGGATATAAATCCAAATAAGCTAGTTCAGCTACTTATCATGGCTGGAGCAAAAAGAGTAGAGTTGAGTGATTTTTTATTTGTAAAACTGGAAAGAAATACGGTGGCGAAAGAAAACACAGTAAATTTAAAATATCAAGGAGAAGAGGATGAATAATTTACAGAACTCAGACTATTCTGAAATTTTTCCGGAGAATTTGAAAAAGTATAAAAATTTAAGGGCATTTTCTAATGTAATAGAAAAAATATTAAAAGAGTATGTTCTTTTTGATTCTGAAAAGATATCTATATTCTATACTTTAGAATTTCAGAAAGATAAAGTTTTAGATGAAATAGCTTGGTGGCTTAATGTTGATAACTATAGTACTGCTTTAGATAGAGAGATTAAGATTTCACTTATTAAAGGGGCATACTGGATTCATGCTAATAAGGGAACTAAAAAGGCAGTTATTGATCAATTAAAAAAATTAAATTATACAATTGATATTCAAGAATGGTTTGAGTATAAAGGAAAACCTTTTACATTTAGATTAGTAACGAAAAAACAAAATAATAATCCGGATGAAATAAAAAAAATTGTTCAATTGATTGATAGCTATAAAAATGTAAGAAGTATCTTGGACTCAATTGTTATATCGACTGAAAAAGAACAGAAAATTTATGTTGGAGGATATAAAAAAATTTCAGTTATGCAAATAAGGGAATGGAGATGAGTGGATGAAATTTAACGGATTGACAAACGAAGGAAAAGCATATTTAGCGAAAATAAAAACAAATCACGGAACGATAGAATTTAAAAGTATGAAATTTGGTGATGGAAGTTTATTATCTTATGAAAATCCAGAAACATTTAGGAGATTGAAGAATCAAAAATCAGAGAAAGAGATTTTAGATAAAGTTTCAAGTGGCGATACGATAACATTAAATTCTGTTGTAGATAATACAGCATTGAAGAATGGATATTATTTGAGAGAAATTGGAATTTTTGTCTCAGACCAAGGAAGAGAGATCCTATTTTTCTATATGAACGATGGAGATGAAACCTCATTTGTTCCGCCCGAAACAGATGGTCCATATAAGTCTGAAATTGGAATCAATCTGGTAATATCAAATGTAGAGAGTATTGTTGTAAATAATGAAGTTCCAGATTTGTATGTGACGAAAGCATTTGTTGAGAGAAAATTGAAAGAAAAACAAGATGTCATTGAATGGAAAAGTGGAGGGAATTTAGAAAAAACAAATCTTACGGAAAACAACTCCAACAAACTTTTTACAGCGAAGGGAGCATTAGATTTATTTAATAAATTAACTTCCTTAATTGCAGAAAAAGAACCTAAAATCTCTAAACTGAGTGGATTTAATCTATCAAAATCAGATGCAGATGATCTTGATAGTTCTACAACACTAGCTACTTCTAAAGCAGTTAAAAAGGTTAAAGATGCTTTGGAAAGATTGAATTTAAGTTGGAATAATATAACTGGAAAACCTAATTTCGGTCTTAAGTCTGGAGAATTCATGGAAGGTCACAGGTTGGCGGAAAGTTTGGGAGTGAAAGAATATGGAGGCTTAATAAGTTCCTCAGGTCAAAAAAAAGAGGGGAATGCTTACTATGATAGTAACACTAAAAATATGTTCTACTGCAAAGAAACAAATAGTTATACATCTGCAAACAGTTCATATTTCGAACCGTTCGACAATAAGGAACTTCTCAATAGATTGAATAATCTCTCTAAAAGAAAAGAGGTTTTGCTTTGGTCTACTAACAAATATGGTGGTGTAGACCAAGAAACTTGCACTTTATCCCGTCCCTATACTGATTTTGATGAAATAGTATTTGTCACTGTTCCGAGCGATTATACTTCAGAATGGCGGATTCTTACAACGAACATCATCATAAATAAAGGATATATCGCATATGCGTATGGAAATCTGACTTGGAAGTTCACAAGTAGCACTAGAGTTTGGTTTGATGGTTCTCATCAATGGCTTGGAAAAATCTACGGTATCAAGTATTGATTGAATAATCTCTTTGATTCTAAAATGGCTTTCTGTGGACTTGTTAAGTATAGAGGAAGAATAGAAACAATTGATATTCCTCATAAAGCTAAATATGTTTGGTTCTATGACTCGCAATCTTATCCGTCGTATGGATTCGTTTATTCACATTTCATCGAGCTTGATAGCTATGGAAATGGAACACAGAAAGGCGGATTTGAAATTTGGGGTATCAAAGTTCAAAACTATAAAATGAAGATAGATTTTCAATCAAATACAGACAATGCAGTTCTCGTGTTCGCCCTGTGGTAATTGAATAATCTCATTACAATTTCTAGAGAAGAAAATGGATATTGCAAAATAGGGAATCTCATAATTCAATGGGGATATGTAGAACCTGGTATAAGAAACTTTCCTATACCTTTTCCAAACAAATGTTTATCACTAGTTACATCAGGAGCAGGTAAAGGAAACTCAGAGCAAACGAGTGTATTTCTAATAGATAAAACCAAGTTTGAGGCTAATCAGCAACAAGGGCGACCTCAAAGATACATTGCAATAGGATATTAGTAATATCCAATTACTACAAAAAGTCGCTTATAGTAACTTCTAGTTTCGGTAACTGAAATCTTATTTTCTTCAAGGTAAATGACGAAATGGTCATTTTCAGCTCCAGAAATAGAGGATCCTAAAGCTAGATGATATGGAAGTTCACCATCTAAAACAGGGATAATTCCAGTTGAAGAGTAGTTCCAGTTATAATCTTTTCCAATCGCTACTAAAAACTTGTATTTCTTGACATTGAATGATATAGATTCTTTTCCTGTGTTGAAATTATTGTATATAATTTCTGCTTTAAAACTTTGTAGATTCAATATGCTAGAATATCCTATCAAAAATAGGAGGTTCTAGAATGTTAGGAATGTTAGAAAATTGGCAAGGAGTAACTCAGAAAAATCGAAAAATCTATGAAAAGTATTTGAACAGTTGCAGAAGTAATAATGAAGCGACTTGGGAAACGACTTATAAGACTTATGCTTCAAGAATGTATAAATTTTTGAGATGGCTGAATAAAGAAAAGAATAGGTACTTATTAAGTCAAGATACGCTTGAAAATGCAGTAGAAATCATTGAAGAGTATAAAAATTATTGTCGAGAATGCGGAAATAGTAAGAGAACGATAGCGAATGCAATCGTGACTATTTCGAGCTTTTACGATTGGACGGTTAGACGAAAGATGATTAAGTATCATCCTTTCAAAGACCTCTTAGAAAAGCAAAAGATAACAGATAGAGATAGTACGAGAGAGAGTTATTATTTAACGACAGAGCAGGTTTTAACTGCAAGATTATATATGAAAGTCGAGAATAAAAAATTTGACTTACAAGATAGAATTTTATGGGAACTTTTTATTGATAGTGCTTGTAGAATCTCAGCAATACAAGCACTTACATTGGAGCAACTAGAGCTTGAAGGGGGATATTTCAAAAATGTGATAGAAAAGGAAGGATATGTTGTAAATGCTTACTTTTTCGATACTTGCAAAGCTTTGATAAAGGAGTGGTTGCAAGAAAGAGAAAGGATAGGAATTGAGGAAAAATGGTTATTTGTAACGAAGTATGAGGGAGAGTATAGACAGATGTCACAAGCTACAATCAGAAATCGGATAAAAAAAATCGGAAAAATCTTAGAAATAGATGGTTTATATCCTCATTCTCTAAGAAAAACATCTATCAACTTATTGTCAAAATTGGGTGGTTTAGATATCGCGAGTCATTATGCAAATCATACAAGTACAGTAGTTACAAGTAAACACTATATAGAAAAAGAAAGTGCTACAGAGATTAGAAATCAAATCTTAGCACTTCGGCAAAAAATCGGTATTTTTTAAAGAGATTTCATAATCTCTTGAGAATTTCGGTACTTTCTAAATGAAAAAGTTCTTTATTTTCAATAAGTCAACATTTTCTGAAACAGATTTTAAAATCGTAATTCTAAAAGCTTTAGAAAATAGACTTATTGCTATTAAAAGAAAAATTGAAATAGAAATGCCCAAAAATCTTTCGAGATTATGAAATCTATACAAAAATAAGGAGGGAGAAGAAATGTTGATTGTTCATTTTTATGACGGTATAAAAAATGTATATTCTGTTTGGGCAAATAGTGTGAGTGATGTTATAGAGAATCCTCAAAACTATTATCATGAGTATAAAGAAGGAATGTTCATCACAGAAGCAAAGTTAAAGCATCCAATTATCAAAGATAGAATATTGAGAGAAATGAATAAAGAGGAATGTGTATTTGAAGGAATTGAAATTGATCTTGAGGAAGGAGAAATTATACAAGATAAAAAACTTCTTAAAATTCATAGACCGTCAAAGTATCATATATGGAATGGTAAAGAATGGAAAATTGACTTAGCAGATTTGAAAAATAAGAAGAGGGAAGAACTTAAAATAATTAGAGAAAAAAAGATAAGCTCTCATTTAAAAGTTAAATTCGATAAGGAATATGAATTTCAGATGAAAAATAACGATGTTAATAACTTTCTAGGTTTTAAAAGTACGTTAGACACCTTGAAAATGTTAGGAGTTGATAAACCAGAAGATATTTCTAAACTATCTGCATTTCATCTTTCTGAAGAAATTTTGAAAAAAATTAAAATTTTCCTGGAAACAGGAAAGGTAAGTTGGATATTAACAAACAATTCTATCGCTCTATTTAGCTTTGAACAAATTCTTTTAATCAACACTCTGCACCAGTTGAGGAAAGAAGAAATATTCATAGAATTTGGAAAATTATCAATGCAGTTAGAAAAATGTAAATCGATTGAAGAAATTGAAAAAATTGTATGGGAATAATGAGGAAGGGAGGAATATGGAAAGACACTATAAATTTAGTAAAGAATCACTACAAAAATTAGCTGGAGTTCATCCGGATCTAGTTTCATTTATGAAAGAACTTATATCTGTTAGCAACTTAGATTTTAAAGTGACTGCAGGTGTGAGAACAGCACCTCAGCAAAATGCTTTATATCAGCAAGGAAGAACAAGGAAAGGATCTGTTGTGACCAGATGTGACGGATACAAATATCCATCAAATCATCAAGAAAAAATAGATGGATATGGGTATGCTGCAGATGTGTGTATTTTAAAATATACAACAAAAGGGGACATAGATTGGAATTTCAAGTATTATAAGGAACTCTATGAGATTGCAAAGAAAAATGGTCTGCTTGAAAAATATAGAATTGAATGGGCTGGGAACTGGATTAGTTTTCCTGAAGGAGCTCACTTTCAGCTGATAAATGCCAGAAATATACCTTTTAAAAAATAAGGAGAGAATGAATATGAATATACCACTATTAGATGAAGCATTAAAAATAGTAAATAAATTTGTACCGGACAAAAATACTCAAGCTGAATTAGAGAAAGAATTGAGAAGACTAGATGTTGAAAATATGAAAGTAAATAAGGAATTATTTGCAAGAGTTATCCCTATCACTTTTCCAGTTTGTGTCTGGATTGGTTGTTTGTATTGTTTGTGGGGATTGTTTCTCTCCATTGCTGCTTATGTTAAAGAGGGAAGATATATCTTCTTTGAAGTGAATATTCCTGCATTTTTAATGATGACATGTGGAGTATTTGTGACGGGATTATTTGGTAAAAAGAATGTCGCAGAATTCTTCAAAGGAAAAAATGGAGTGGATAAAGAATGAAAAAAATAGCAATCGTATTATTTTCAGTTATCTTTATAGCTTGTAAAAATACTGAAATACAAGCAAAAAAAGAAGTGATGATAGAGAAAGAACGAATTCCTGTAACAACGATAACTCTATCTAAAGAAAGGATAGAAGATAAAAAAAATCATCAAGAAAAATACTACATTGACAAGATTTATACTACTCCTAAGCCAGATACTATAATGAAAGCTAGTGAGATGAGATATGTAGAATATTTGTTTTAGGAGGAGCTATGTTTGAATTAAAATACTTTATCACATCGTTTTTATCATTAGCATTATGGCTATTAGGAGGATTTGATTTACTTGCTAAGAGCTTGGTTGCTCTGATGGCGATAGATTACGTCACAGGATTATGGGCAGGATATAAGAGGCAGCAATTAAACTCCAATAGAGCGTATCGAGGAATTCGGAAAAAAATATTGATTCTTACACTACTTTGTAGTGCATCTGTTATGGATAGAGTTCTGCCAAGTGTAGGGATTAGGACTTTAGTTGCGATATTTTATTGTGTAACAGAAATGCTGTCTATCACAGAAAACGTAGCAAAGCTGGGATTACCAATTCCACCAAAACTACAAAAGGCATTAGAACAGTTGAAAAAAAAATAAAATGGGAGCGAATGCTCCCTTTTTATTTTGAGTTTGTTATATCGTATCTAATCTTTTCTGCCAGTAATCCAGCGATAGCTATATGCCAAGCTTCTTTTTGAAATTCCCATAAAATTTTTTGATCTATTTTATGCTTCTCTTTGAATTGTATAAGTTCATTTTTATCTCCATACAGTTCAATATGTCTTTTAAAAAAGGAATACTCAAATTTGGATATATCATAATCTATGCTTATATATCCCAGTTGCTCATATACGAAAGATTTAGATTCACTATAAAATCCGTAATAAAGTTGTTTTAAAATTTTATTATGTAGTCTTAAAAAGTCACTTATTTTTTTCCCGGATATCAGAATATTGTAAATTGTTTTTAATTCCTTATACTTTAAAGCCAAATGTGGAAAATCCAAAACAAAATCTTCAAAGCTATAGATATTTTTTAAATTAGGAATTAAATGGGCAAGTTTATCTAGTTTTACATCCTCTTCTTTATTTGAAAAAAAACAATAATAATACACATAATTTCCAAGTTTATTCTTTAATTCTTCTGAAGAGTAGAGTTCTTTTAATTTATCATAAATTATCATTTTTCTCCTCATTTTCTATTTTTATAAAATCTGTGCTTTTCTTACGAACGATACCGATACCATCTCCGAATGGCTAATCATAACTTAAAATTATGATTTTAGTAATTATGAATAAGTAGAGGTTTTTTTACCTCACACGATGTTTCCACTGAAAAATTTTTTTCTACAGTTTCATTGTAATAATTTTTCATCCATTCATATTTTTCTAAAATTTCAGTATTATTTTTATAAGATATTAAAGATTGAGTTATATTATTTTTTATTTTAAAAAATATAGTTTCGATATCATCCGGATTATCTAGAGTGTATGGAATTGAATCTAAAAAATTTAAGTAGTATACATTATCGGAGGAATCTTTTTTTAAAAGATCCATAATTCCATTTTTATATTCCTTTATAGAGAATGATTTTGGAGGATTGGCTATAGTAGTAACTAAAAAATCTGTATCTACAACTACTCTTGCATATTTTGCATGCTTTGATTCTAAGTTAGTTGCATTTATTAGAGCAGGACCAAAACACTTATCCCCCTTGTGATATAATTTTCCAAATGAGATTCCACCTCGAATCCAAATATTTTCATAAGAAAATTCAATACAAAGATATATTATATCTTCTAAAATAGGATATACGATGCCGGGCTTAATAGAAGAATATGATATTATAATACTGTCAGAAAAAATAGAAACTTGTCTGTCAGATTTAGTAAGCAGAACATCATCTGTTTTTATTTCTTGAATTCGATTTAATATTTTATTTATTTTTTCCAATAAGTTTGGATTATTTTCAGACTTCATAACCATATTTTTGAATCCTAATATATCAAGAAATATAACGTATCTATCTTCATAATTCATGTTTATTCTCTCCTTGTATTTTTTATTTGATTGAAATGTTATTGTTTTCTCCCCCAAACTCTATGATAAGTTGTGTAGCTTCAGCTTTTAATTGAGATAATAAAGTTCCTATGAAAAAAAGAACATTTTCTTCTCCAAGTTGTTTTAGAAGTTTAGTTTCTTCTCCTAATTTTGTTAGAACATTTAAAGAACCAGAGTAATTCCTACTCATGAAATCAATAAAATATTTTTCTAAGTTTTCATAGTATAAAGAAACAACATTATTGAATTGTTCTTGATCCCCAGAATTTATAACTTCTTTGAATAAATTTTTTATATTTTTTTGTTCTTCATCAATCATCTTTGTCATATAAGATAAGGTTTGATGTTCAATATCGACATTGAGATTGTTTAATTTTATTCCAATTATCTTGACTGCCATTTGTAACATAACATATAGAAAATTAGTATTTTGAATAAATTTATTTATTTTTTCTTTCTTTTTATTTGTTCCATATAGAAAAACATGATCTATTGAAATTTTAATAAGCTGTATTGCAGTTTTTAAGATATTTTGATTTACTTCTTCTTCTCCATAAGTTGCTATAATATTTTCTAAGTGCATTTCCATTCCATGGGTTCCATCTCTCCATGCTTTTTTTCCTTGTTGCATATTACTTATTGCAACTCCTCCCATACGGATGCCTGCTTCAATATATATATCATAATCCTTTTTTCTTGGCTTTATAGTTTTTGAAAGATATGTTATAGAAGTTTCGTTAATAATCTCTATAATATTTTTATTTTCTAATGTTGAAAGCATATTTAATCGTTGTATTAGATCGTTATTTTGCTGTATTTGAATAATAGTTTTTTCAATATAATCATTCATTTTATTTTACCTCCGCATCAATTATGTCATTTTCTATTTTAGTATTTTCACCATATAGTTTTAATTTATCACCAATGGCTATTAAATTATCTCCAACCTTGTAAAGTCCACGTTTTATTTTAATATTTTCTTGAATACTATTTATTTCTAGTAGTATTTCTAATTCTGAAAAAATTTTGCTGACTTCATCACTGAGTTTCCACATCAAAGGAATAATTTTGGTTGTAGTATCGAAATCACTTTTAAAAGAATTTATCCGAAGAATATCATTATATTTTTTTGGTTTATCAGATAATAATGATTTTAAAGTTTCTAATTTTTGTATTTCATTTTTCAGTTTTTCATTTTCTGCAAATAAAGTTGCTATAACATCATACATTTTGTCATTTTTTTTCGAATGCTTATCTTTTTCTTCAATAATACCTATTTCAATGAGTTTTTTTTGTACTTTATATGGGATTGTTCCACTCTTACAAAAATATCTTTTTAAAGTTTCAACTTTAATATCTAAAATTTTTGATAGTTCTTCTAGTGTGATATTTTTATCAACTAAAATTTTTTTCAATTCAGGGTTCATCTATATCACCTCCTAGATATAGGATAATCTTTTTTTAGAAAAAAATCAAGATATTTTTATCTGAAAAAATCTACCTTATTTTTATTATAAACATTGAAAATAAATATAAAAATAAAATAAAAAACAGATTTTTTGATTAAAAAAAATCTGTTTTATTCACTGAAAGTAATATAAAAAAAGAATGGAATTTCTATTGTTCCATTCCTTCTAAATTTTCATATAGATAATAAATCTGTATCCATTTATAAAAACAATCTTATCAATAATTAGAGAGAAGAATTGATTCATTTTATCTTTATCTTCTTCTTTTTTTATTTTTT